CAATTAAATAGAAAGCTGCTACAAGAGCGCTATCTCGAAGAACATCTGCACCATAAACGTGCAGACCTCTAACGATGTCACCAAAACTGTCAGGATCACGAATGACCTCAGTTTGTGTGATAGCTTGTGCTGTTGCTGTAGAGCTGATATGTCCAGCTAATACTTTGCCTGTGCAGTTACTAACTGCTGCAATATTATTAGTTTTATACATATCAAATCCACGTAACTTTCCACTTGATACTAAGCCGTTTCTAAGAGAACCCATTCCTGCGTTGTAGTCTACTGACATTAGCTTCGAACTAGAACCTGACAACTCTTCGTAAAAAGTTGGAGGTGCTACAAACCATCTTCCTTCTTCAGGAATATTTTGGTCATCTAGCAATCTAGCCATTCTAGCCATAAGGTCTAGGGGATCTACTCCAGTTCCATCAGAGCCAAGCAAATCAACAGAGTTGGTTGCGTGAGTCATGGTAGAATCAGTAGTTGAACTATCCGAACCGATCACATGATCGGGTGAAGAGCTAGATACGCCACTAAACATTTCAGCAATAACGCCAGCATCAAAAGCATCTTTCAATGCATAAGCAGCAGCACTAGAGGCTGCTTCTTTCCAATTCACATGAGACATAGATTTCTCAATGTCATCAACTTTGAATTTGAAGGCGTTTGCTACATCAACAACAAGGGTTTCTTCGGCATCGGTTAGCTTGGTTTGCGTTATGTCCGCACCACGTTCATACTGATAAACAGTAATCGTTGGTTCTTTGACAATCCGTACTGTGTCACCAAATGCAGATATATCACCAGAATAATCGGTGTTAGTGATCGCTTCAGCTACTGAGGCTTTTCTAAAAAAGTTAAGAACCTTCTTGGAATAAACCTTAGGCATGAAGAATGCATTAGTTTGTCCAGATACGGAGTTACCAAAGTTACCATTAGTATCAGTCGATTGCTCAAATAGAGCGTCAGATTGATTATAAGCCATTTTAAGTCACCTTTAAATGTTAATAGTTATACTTTAATTACGCACTCTACCTTCGTCAACAGCCCGATCTATCTCTGCTTCGAGACGATCAAACTCATCCATAGGTAGCGCGGCAATCTCCTCTTGAGTCCAAATTTTAGGCTCAGATGAAGCATCTATCGTTGTAGTCTTGGTAGATACCATATCCGCAGCCTTTGAGCTTGAACTCACAGACCTATTACGAGTCTGTTTCTTCTGTGATGTAGAAGCTAATCCCATGTCTTGTTTAAACAAATCAATTGCTCGACTTGCTAAACGAACATTATTAGGATTATTATAAACCCATGCTTGAATAGCTTCTGGTTGAGTTTCTGCCCACTGATGAAAATCATCACTTTCTCGAATGTTTGCAAAATCAGGATGCGTACTAAGCAATTCAGATTCTGCTTCTTTTCGTAAAGATGCTGATTCTCTTTCTTGTAAAGACGAAATCTTAGAATTTAATTCAGAGACTTTGGCTTCACTTTGTAAGTGTGAAACAGTTTCAACCACGTCATAAACATCTGGATACTGAGCTTTAAATCTTTCAAGTTCTTCAACAGTTTTAGGAGCTATGTACTCAGGTCTTGAAGATGTTGCTTCATTAATGAGTTCTTGCTCTCTGCTTCTAAACTCGTTAAGCTTACTATCGTAATGCTTTTTCAAGTCATCATACCTTTTTTTATAGTTAGGCTTTGAATAAGGTTTTGCTTTCTGTGCTGCTGGTCGTTCTTCTTGTTGGTCGCTCTCTTCCTCTTCTTGTTGAGCAGGTTGAGGTGCAACAAATAAACTTTCAGCAGTTAGCGTAGCCTTAGGCATAACATCTTCCGTATGCCACGATTTTTTCGCATTATACGGATTAGGTACTGGTTCGTTTCGTGCTTCTTCCGCAGAAGTCACATTTTCATTTTCAGTCATTTTACTCTCCTTCCTTTGTGCTTACTATACCGAAGGTGGCTTATTCCAAGAACGTCTTCTAAATAAGTGCTTGCTTAAATAAGGTGGCATCAAAAGGTCTTTACTTTTTTTAAAGTTATGTAGAGTGCTGTTTGACTAGAACAGGTCGCTCTACGGTTAATCAACTGGCGAATAAACTTAAACGAGGATCTACAGATCGCATAGCTTCTTTGTTCTTGAGGCTGATTGGATCTTCCTCAATAATAATAGAAGATACGTTCTCTATCTCACTCTTTGCTTCTCCGCCAATTGCTATTGCTTGTCTGTCAGGTGAAGCTTCTTGTTCAGCCAGAGACATTAACTCTGCGAGAGTATCGGCTCCGATTGTATCAGTTGCTTTTGCTGTCATAACAAACTCTCCGTCCGATAACCTTGCGGGTATCGAATCAGAAATTCCGTTTCCTGGACCTTCAACAGATCCAGATCCTGAAAACTCAGCCGCCGTTTCAACAATCTTATCAACGATAATACTTAATTGATCATCTTCGACAAGTCTATCAGTTAGATATTGTTGTTCTTCTGGCTCTAGAGCTTCAGCTATTATAAATTCTACGTGGTCCTCTTCCATTTCTTCGTCTGGAAGTTGTGTTTCTTCGTGTGTTGCGCCTGGCATTTCTGTTCCGTCAGGCATTGTGTGTGTGGGCATTTCTTCTGTCGGCATCATGTCTGCCATTTGTGCGTCTAGTTCTCCGCCTTCTTGAAAATCTTCTCTGTTAGGATATGGATTT